CTTTTTTTACTGTAGACATTATAACTCCTTTGTTTACTTGTCTTACATAACTAGTTGTGAACTAACTTTAACATCAGAATGCCACGACGGAAGTCGAAGCAGTTCACTATAAATTTTTGATTAGAACTGTAGTACAGCGTAATCGTATCTGAGTGTCAATTCAATATTGACTGGCTCATTTGCAGACCAATCAAGTGTACCGAAGTTAGCCTGTTGGATATAAGTTCCAACTAATTGCCATTCTTCTACTATATCACCTACAGGTCCAAGAACATTAAATGTTACGTTTTTCTTATAAAAGTCTGAGTATCCATCACGACCAGTTACAGATTCATGTGATAATCTGACCCATTCCATTGTTGCTTGCGCAGCGGAAGGTACAACTGGATCATACATTGTTATTGTTAGGGGTTGCCAATCGCCTTTCCCTTTTACATAACGTTTTACATTAATATGATCTAATGTGATGTCTTCGAAATTAATTTGAGGTCTTGCAGCTGCTTTTATTGTGTAAGCTGGAATTCCCTCTATATACATAATGAACCTATTTTGAACTTTTGGTTCAAATTGAGTAAACATTATATCTGTCGGATCTATCAGCTGTGGCATTCTATTTCTCCATAAAGGTTTTATTTCATTCAGTAATAAATATCAAGAACTCGGGAAAAATACTGTATAAAAGAAAAAAGCCCAGAGGATTAGTCTGGGCTTTTTAACTGTTTTTCAACCAAGATTTATTGGAAAGTTGCTCCTGATGGCTGAACAACGAAGTCAAGAACGATAAATTCTACAGACCTTGCAGGCTGTATAAATATCTGTCCTACCAGCTGATTTCTATCGATCACATCTGGTGTGTTGTTACTGTCATCCATTACAACTCTAAAACCAGTTAGTCCTTGATTTGATTGTACTGAATCAAGATAAGGGTTAACTATGTTTAAGAATCTTGCTCTTGTTGCAACTGTATTGTTTTCGAACAATAAGTAGCGTGAAGAACTAGCAATAAACTTCTTAAGCCTAATTAACAACCTACGAACATTGATTCTATCAAGCGCAGATGGCTTTGATTGAAGTGTTTTTTGACCAAAAACTACAACGCCTTGACCTGGGAATGATGCAATAGGATTGATCCTATTTTCATACAGCAAGTCTCTTTCAGCGTGTGTTAGTCTAGTTTTAGCCTCTAATACACCTCTTAATCCACCACGATTCAAACCAGCAGGTGCAAACCATTCGTGTGCAACTCTATCATTTTGAGCTATCACACCAGGAATTACCACTGAAGGTGGTACCCATATCGGTAAGTTTACTGTATCATCAAGTAGTTTTACCCACGGATAATAAGTAGCTGCATAGTTTGTATCAACACTAGTTATAGCGTTGACAGCAGTGTTTATACCATCACCCCAAGCTACTGAGTCAAATACATAAAATGTATCACCTCTATCTTGTACAGTTTGTTGTGCAAGATTTACTGGGCTTGGATGTAAATTGTAGATCAAGCCAGGAGTAGCTAATAAGTTTATATCAAACTCATCAGCATTACTAATTGCTTTTATTGCTCTTTCATAAGCAACTGATCCACTTGATGTTGATGATGAACAATCAAGTCCTTGTTGGTTAGCAGCTGTAATATTCTTACCTGTATTCTTCTTTATTGCAGGATTGACACCGTCAAATCCACCTTGTAGAGGTACAAAGAATTTTCTTTGTGCTACATTTGAATGTACCAAGCTAACTGCTGTTGAAGCAGATGCGAAAGTAGTAGCACCTCCAAACAACGCTGATGTTGCCTTAGCATCACCTACCATATCATCTAAACTAAATGATGGGTTGTGATAAACAGCTGCATCGGTTGCCAACGGCATTAGAAAACTTCTATTGTCTTCTGTTGAGAAGTCAAATCCATAGAAGATACTAGTATCATATTGACTTGTTGTTGAGCTTACCTGTGAAGTTGTAAAAGTATTATTAACATGCTGTGCGAATACTGCTGTTGCATTATCATCAACTGAACACGACATTGGAAGTTTCATTGCTGCGTGACCGTAAGGTACTAAACTTTTTGCAAATCCACCTTCATTTAATGTTGTGCTACCTGTGATGAAGACATATCTGGAAAGATTTGGCCATTCAGCATCACCGTTGTAATTAACTTTTCCATCTGAGTCAACAGAAATCCACCTTGTTCCAACTCTTCTACACAAGAAGTTTGTTGACTTAGGATCTAAGTTTAAGTTATCAAACTGTTCTACAATTTCATCATCTGCAGCTGCAAATGTTTGCTGATCAATTTTTCTAACTTGTAAACTAAATGTTCCGTAGTCTGAACCTGGTACTTCTGAAGCCTGTTTTACATTTGATATAGCTACTTTAAAATGCTTGTTTGTTTCAGTTTCGCCATCATGTCTTAAAGCAACTTGAAACAAGTTCTCAGCATTACCATCTTGCTTTTGACTAAGAACAGAAGGTGTTACTGCCTTCTTATAGTCTTGCAAAAGATTTAGTGGTACTACAGATCCTGATACAATAGCACCACCAGATGTATGTGCTGCAGCTCCTACTGGAAACTGCTTATAGATGTAAAAGGGACAGTCTTTACCCTGTGCTTTAGTTGATATTGGGCTGTCACTGAAGACATCCTTATAGTATTTGTTACTAGAGGCATCGAATGATGCGGAAAAGACATATTCGTCATTACTACCAGAATTAATATTCCAAGCACTAAATGTACCAGATGTTTCTGTGCCTGCAAGAGGTGTTAATTCTCCTTCAGTCAGAGCATTTGGTGCTAATACTAAGTATAGCTGCTTGTCTGTTAATCCTGGTTTGTCTGCTGAAATTTGTACAACGTTTGATGAGTATCCTCCGATACCTAAAACACGCACAATTGTTACAGTTCCCGCACTTCGTAAATATTCTCTAGCAGTTATTGGTACGTAAAAACGATCATCTAAAGATCCGAACATCTCTTCAAACTCTTGGAAATTGCGAATTACGGTAGGTACAAAAGCAGGTCCTTTTTTAGTAGGACCTATTAATGCAGCACCTATTTCGGCAATACCTTGAGGTAAGAAAGAGAGATCTTTTTCACGAGTAAATACGCCCGGTGAGACAATTCTCTCTGCCATTTAATTTCTCCGTTAAGTGTTTTTTTAAGAGTACAATTTAAAATAAATATGCATTTAATATTTCAAAATGCACTTAAGTTATTAACCCTCTTCGGCAGGTTCTATATAGCCTTCTTTGCCATCAAGTGGTGCTGAAGGTACTGTGCTAGGTGTAAATACACCAGTTTGCGGATCTAATGATCCTGGTCCGTACTTATCATTAAGAACTTTTGCTGTGTCTTGTTCTTCTGTAGAAAGATCTTCTAATGCCGACATTAGAGATTCTTCTGTTTCCAACAACCTGGTTGCATTCTTTTCTGCTGCAATTTGCTGCATTTTTAAGCCGCCTAATTGTAATTGTATGTTGTTGTATTTTTCACGGATTACTTGAAGATCTTTCATTTCATCTTCTGTAAATTTAATTTCGTCAGCCATGCTTAGACTCCTTTATAACGTTTTATTCTTTAATATATATGATTTAGAAAACTGAAAAGTAAAATTATTTGCTGCTATATGGTATTTCAGCTATAAAATCACTGCATATTCCAGCAGCTTTGCTTATATCTATATCTCTCTGTCTCTCTGGCAATACACATATAGAGCTTTGTGTTAACTCTTCTAGTGGTGCTGTCCAAATATAACCTTTAGACGTCAATGTTGCTTTATCTCTATCATGCCAAAAACAATGTGCACCTAAGTCTAATAGCTTGCTTAGTGTTATTATATCTTTTGCATGACACCAGACTTTACTATTTTTTAAAAAGTCTTCTGTAACTCTGTACTTTGGGCTGTCATGTCCTGTCCACCAAGTATCATTTCCCATTCTTTTTGGTAGCCATCTAACATCTATTTCTACATTATAATTTTCATCTATTGCTTCTTGACAATATTCTGGATTATTTTCTTTTTCAGGATTCACACCTAATAAATTTCCTCTATGTGATATTAATATCATTTTCCTAAGTCTTTTAAAAACCTTTCTAATTCGTTGGTGTTTCTAACGATGTTAACAGCATCACAAGTAGGGTAAGGGTTAGAGCTGCCATAATCGTTAATAATAGTTCTGTTTGCATGAAATAAATTGAATATAATATCGTCATACTTTATGCCTTCTCTTTTTAATTGTTTTAATGTTTTTTCTTCTGCTGACTTATGCCTTGCAGTTGTTATAATAATATAGACCTTTCCTGTGTCGTGCAATCTGTTTAAAAACGATATGTTTTCTTTTATGCCTTCTGTATCACCCCAATAAGGCGGTGTGTATTTTCCTGAGCTCTTTACTAGAGTGCCATCTAAATCAACGAATAGTGTTTTATATTGTCTAACATAATCAAACCAGTCTTCTTTTGTTCCCCAGTCAATATAATTTTTTGCTTGCACTGGTGAGAATTTATAACCTCTTCTTATCATTTCTTTTATAATATGTGATAAATATAAATTATTATCTGAGTGTGATAAATCTTCAAACAGCTCACAATATACTTCAGCACTTTCAAAAGAATAGCTACCACAGCCAAAAGTTGAAGAAATTACTTTTTTCTCTACAATATCTGTAATTGTATTATCTTTTATTTTTATATAACTTTTATTTGAAGGGTTGATTGATGTCGTGTCATTGAGATCATAGTAACACATAAAGTTTCCTTCTTGTACTTTAAAAGAAAATTTATTATCAACCTCTTTTATTATTATCTGCCCTTTTATATTATTTTGTTTTATTGCCTCATAAACAGTATGAGGCTGGTTCATTGTCTGTTTCGATAATGTAATTATTTTTGCCTTGTCTGATATTCCTATTTCTTCTATGCACATTTTTATTGCTTCATGACAATCATACATTTCTATATGTTCTGCTAGGAAAACAAAATACACATTATCTATGTTATTAAAGTCTATTTCTCTTAAAGCTTCTACTATCATCCAGTTACCTTTGGGATGTGTTAGCATCCATTTAGGTTTTAACCCTTCAAATCTTGTTGATAGTCCTGCAGCTGTAACAATTAAATTTTTCATTTTATCCCTCTTTAAAATCCTCTTCCCATTTTTCGCCAAATTGATCTCTTTGTGAGCTTATTTGATATTCTTGCCAATTATACTTTGGCCACTCAATTTCTAAAATTCTAGACGGTACTGGTTTAAAAATTTTATGTGTAATCTCATTGCTGATCTCTAAAACTTGTCTTTCCTCTCTCT